AGAAGCCGACAAGACTGACAACTGAACGAAAGAGGAATTATGGCCAAACCCCAAGGAACGCCCATCGATGTCGGGCTGATTGAGCGTGTGGCCGGGTCACTCCGTTATATGTTCACGGGGCAAACGCCGGTCTGGTTCGGTCCAATGGAGCCGTTACGCCCGCTGGTCGACGAAAACCAGCGCGAGAGCGTTGTTGGTCGCCAGATGGACTACGCCGTTGGCTATAACCAGCGGACGCAGCCACGTAGCGGCGAGTCGGTCACGTTCCCGCAGATGCGGGCGCTGGCCGATGCTTACGACATCCTCCGCTTGGTCATCGAGACGCGCAAAGATCAGATGGCCAAGCTGAAGTGGCGAGTCGCCCCGGTTGACCCAAAGGCTACTTGCGACGCTCGCTGTGACGAACTGACTGCGTTCTTCCGCTCGCCAGACAAAGAGCATTCATGGGATGACTGGCTGCGCCTGCTGCTGGAAGACCTGCTGGTGCTGGACGCGCCGACGTTGTACGTGCGCCCGACACTCGGCAATGGCATCTACAGTTTGGAGCCCATAGACGGCGCAACGATCAAGCGCGTTCTCGATGAGCATGGCCGCACCCCGATCGCCCCGTTGACTGCTTATCAGCAGATCCTCAAGGGCGTTCCGGCGGTGAACTACACCCGCGACGAACTGATCTACCGCCCGCGCAATATCCGTACCCACAAAGTGTACGGCTTCTCGCCGGTTGAGCAGATCGTGATGACGGTCAATATCGCCCTGCGCCGTCAGGTCAGCCAGCTTCAGTATTTCACCGAGGGCAACATCCCGGAAGCGCTGATCTCGGTACCGAAAGAGTGGAACCCTGAGCAGATCAAGGCATATCAGCTTTATTGGGACAGCCTGATCGAGGGCGACACAGCTGCCCGCCGGCACCTGAAATTTGTACCAGGCGAAATGAACTACCAAGAGACGCGCCAAGCGCCACTTAAAGACGAGTTCGACGAGTGGCTGGCCCGTGTCGTGTGCTTCTGCTTCAGTATTGAGCCGACACCGTTTATCAAGCAGGTCAACCGTTCGGTGGCTGAGACATCCCGTCAGCAGTCGCTGGAAGAAGGTTTGAACCCGTTGATGAACTGGGTGGCGAACACGATCAACTACGTGATTACCCAGAAGTTTGGCTATGCCGACCTGGCGTTCTCGTGGCAAGAAGAGGAAACGGCGACCGCCAAAGAGCGAGCCGACGTTCACAGCGTTTATCTGACCAACAAGGTGCTAACGCCGGACGAGGTACGTCAGGAACTTGGGCGTGAACCGATGACCCCGGAAGAACGTGCGGCCGCTTGGCCTGCCCCGGTGTTTGACCCGTTTGGCATGGGTGGCGAACCCGCTGACCCAGCGAAGAGCAGCAAAGCGACGGGCTCGGAGGCCGTCGCCAAGGCAAAAAAAGCCCTTGGGTCTATTGATCGGAACCGCCGGTCAGTAGGCCGTCTGCAACAACGCCTGCAGCTATCCGTCCGGAAGTTCCTGAAAGCCAAAAGCAAGGACATCGCCGAGCAGGCTGTGAAGCTGTACGACGAGCGCCTGAAAGACGATCAGGACATGGTTCGGCGGATTCTCGATTATCTAAATTTCAACGACTGGCTTGTTATTGCCGGGGACGAGAGCAAGATCCGGCCAATTCTGGAAGCTATCGCCAAGGACGGCGTGTACATCGCCTTGGAACAGATAGGCATGGCTAACGACGAGGCAATGGTCAAGCTGGCTAACCAGAAGGCGATCGAGTGGGCAAACAACCGCGCTGCTGAATGGGTCGGCAGGACAGTGAACGCGGCTGGTGATCTGGTCGAGAACCCGAACGCTGACTGGCGCATCGATAGCGCTACCCGCGAGATGCTGCGCTCGACGGTGACGCAAGCGCTCGATGAGGGATGGAGCAACGACGAACTGGCTGACGCGATTCAGACCAGCGCGGCATTTAGCGATAGCCGCGCCGAGATGATTGCCCGAACAGAAACGGCGTTTGCAGACGTGAACGGCAACATGACTGCCTACCGCGAAAGCGGTCAGGTGGTCGGCAAAAAATGGATTACTGGCGACGGTTGTTGCGACGACTGTCAAGAGTTGGATGGCGTTGTTGTGGGATTGGACGACGTTTTTCCGAACGGGGGCGGTGATGCCCCGCCCCTGCACCCGAACTGTCGGTGCGATGTGGTTCCAATCCTTTCTGACGAAGAACCAACCGGAGATTGATCAATGAGTATCCAACTAAGCCAAAACGGCAGCAGCATCAAAATGAATTTCCCCATCATGAAGTCTGAAAAGATGGAAGATGGCCGTTTAATGATTGAGGGCGTCGCTACTAACGAAGCCATCGACCACACCAACGAAATCGTGGACTACGAGTCTGCCAAGACGGCTTTTGCCGACTGGAAAGGCAACATCCGCGAGCAGCACGACCCGAAAAAGGCCGTGGGCAAAGCGATTGAAGTGATCGCCGACGATGCCAGCAAGCAGATCATCGTCAAGGCATTCATTTCTAAGGGCGCTCAGGACACCCAGGCGAAGATCCTCGACGGTACGCTGTCTGACTTCTCCATCGGCGGCCGTGTTGAGAAGCGCGTCAAAGAAAAGGTGCAGAAGGGTGACGGCGAAGTCGAAGTGACCCGCCTGATCATGAAGCGCATCAGCGAGACTTCAGTGGTTGATTCGGGCTGCAACCCGGAAACCTCGTTCTCGATCGTCAAGGCAGACGGCGATTCGCTGCTGCTGGTTGGCGCTGAGGATGGCGACGAAGGCGAAGAAGCCGCTAAGACAGAAGAGCCAGCCGCCATCGATCAACTGGCCGATATGCTGAACAAAGGCGAAGTGACAGCCGAGCAGTTGGTGGCATTTGCCAAGGGTGAGCAAGCCCCGGCCGCTGCCGCTGAACCGGCCGCAGATCCTGCTGCAGAAACTACCGCTGCCCCAGAAGCCGCCAAGGCCGACGACGAGAGCTCAACCCAGAAGGGTATGTACGACCTGTCGAGTTTTTCGAATGTGATCTGCTCGATCGGCTACATGGTACGCAGCGCCGCCGAAGAATCCGAATGGGAAGGCGACAACTCGCCGCTGCCGGCCGCGATGCTGGAATGGCTGAAGACCGGCGTCCAGATCTTCAAGGATATGGCCGAAGAGGAAACCGCTGAACTGATCGCCCAGCTGGATGAGAAGTTCCCGGCACCTGCCGCAGTTGCCACTGTCGTTGAAAACGCTGACGGAAAAACAGACGACGTGGCCAAGGCTGACCTCGACAACCTGCAGGACAGTATCACCAAGGCTCTGGAAATCGACAGCGCATCAAGCGCCGAAGACGTGACCAAGGCCATCGACGGCCTGCGCGATGAGGTGACCAAGGCGCGAGACCGCATCAAAGAACTGGAAGGGCTGGCCGCACCCGGGAAGGCACTTCTGAAAGCCATCACCAAGGGCGACGATGTTGACCCAGAAGCCGAAGGCAGCGCCACGCCAGCCGTGAAGAGCGCCGACGGCCAAGAAAACGACATCGCCACCATGATCAAGTCTATCCACCAATCCGGTGGCCGATTCGTCGGCTGACCGATCCCATCAACCCAACTTAACCCTAACCCTAACTTGCCCGCCTAGCGCGGGCTTTTTAACTTTCACGCCAGCCCGCTTCCTGCGGGCTTTTTTCATTGAAGGAGGCCCGCTATGGGTGCGAATAACACTGCTGAAACTATTGAACTGCTGAAGGCAGCTCAAAACCAACCGGACGACATCATCAAGTCGTTCGTTAACCCCGGCTCGGCGACGACTGGCCTGCAGGCTTATAACCTGGAAGCCCCGTCGAAGAAGATGTACCCGGTGCTTACCCCGCTGCGCAACAGCATTCCGCGTGTGAGCGGTGGTTTTGCCATCCAGGCCAACTGGAAGGCCATCACCGGCATCAACGTCGGCAATCAACGCGCAGGCGTTTCGGAAGGCCAACGCGGTGGCGTTATTAACCACCAGCTGAAGGAGTTCTTCGCTGCTTTCCGTGGCTTCGGTCTGGAAAACAACGTGACGTTCGAAGCTAACTACGCTTCGAAGAACTTTGAGGACGTGAAGGCTCTGGCTGTTCAGCAAACGCTGGAAGGCACGATGATCCAGGAAGAGCGTCTGATTCTGGGTGGTAACACCTCGGTCAGCCTCGGCACGACTCCTACTCCGGCCGCTGTGGCTGGTGCTGGCGGTTCGCTGGCTGATGCAACCTACTCGGTCATTTGCGTGGCCTTGGGTTTGCAGGCTTATCTGGACACCGTAGGCGTTAACAACGGCAGCATCGGCGAGTACTTCGACGCTGCTTCGGCTGCTGTACCTGGTCAAATCACCCGCACCAACGCTGACGGCTCGACTGACAGCTTCGGCGGTGGTTCGGCTCGCAAGTCGGCTGCTGCTTCGGTTACGACCAACGCTTCGGGCGCTGGCAAGATCTCGGCAACGGTTGCTGCGGTGGCTGGTGCTGTTGGTTACGCCTGGTACGTTGGCGCTGCTGGTTCAGAGAAGCTGGTTGCCTGCACCTCGATCAACAGCGTGGTGATTACCGCTGCTGCTGGCGCTGGCGCTCAGGCTGCTGCTGATCTGTCGGCCGCTGACCACTCGACCTCGTCGCTGGACTTTGACGGCCTGCTGTATCAAGCCGTGAAGCCAGGTAGCAACGCCTACATCAAGATCATGCCTACCGGTACCGCTGGTGCCGGTACGCCGCTGACCTCTGATGGCGCTGGTGGCATTGCCGAGTTCGAAGAAGCGTTTGTGAACTTCTACAACCGCTATCGCCTATCGCCGACTACGATCTACGTGTCGTCGCAGGAACTCGTCAACATCACCAAGAAGATCGTTGCCAACGGCGGCGCTCCTCTGCTTCGCCTGACGACCGATGCTGCCAACCAAGGCACTATCCAAGCAGGTGTTGTGGTTGGCGAGTACCTGAACAAGGTCATGGGCGTTAAGGTGCCGCTGCGTGTTCACCCGAACCTGCCAGCCGGTACGGTTCTGTTCCACACGGATCGCCTGCCTTACCCAATGGCCAACGTCGGTAACGTTGTTCAGATGAACATGCGTCAGGACTACTACCAGCTGGAATGGCCGCTTCGTACCCGCAAGTACGAATACGGCGTCTACGCTGATGGCGTTCTGCAGCATTACGCCCCGTTTGCTCTGGGCATCATCACCAACATCGCCAACGGCTAATCGCCGCCAAGCGATGTTTCAGCAAGGAGGCCCCTTCGGGGGCTTCCCTGCCCCAAATTCATTAGCCAGGAGGAATCATGGCAAAAGCAAATAAACCGGCTCAGGCTCCGGCCGAAGTTGTCGAGCAACCGGCTGTTGAAACCGAACAGGTCAACACCGTCGAGCAAACCCAAGAAGCTGTAACCGAGGCTCCGGCCGAAGTTGTCGAGCAACCGGCTGGCGACAGCATGGTCAAACTCCTGGGCTCCAACTGCTCTGTTGATGGCAACGACTACATCGCCGACAAAGATGGCGTTGTGACCGTTCAAGCGGCACACGCTGAAGTGTTGATCCGCGACTTCGGCTTCGAGCGGGTGTAATCATGGCGGCGGGCGACCTTACCTCAGTGGATGCTGTCAAGGCGTATCTCGGCGTCAACGCCGATGCCGTGTACGACGACACCGTCATTGGGTCGCTCGTCACCGCCTGCAGCAAATACGTCCAAACTTGGATGAATCGTCAAATTCTGACCAACGTCTACAGCGACACGCTGAATGGCAATGGCAAGCACTTCATGGTTCTCCAAGAGTTTCCAGTGGCCGAAGTGCTGTCCGTGAACATCGGTGGCCGCGACATTCCAAAGTCGAACGGCCTGACCGAACCGGGTTTTTTCATGAATGATCGCGCTGTTTATCTGCGCCACGGCATCGTCTTTGAGCGCGGCGTTGGCAACGTCAGCATTAGCTATCGCGCTGGGTACGACAAATGCCCGGTGGATCTGGCACAAGCCGTGGTTGAGATGGTGGCCTTGCGTTACCGCGAACGCGACCGCATTGGCCACGCCAGCAAGACGCTCGGCGGCGAAACGGTGGCTTTCACGATCACCGACTTTCCGGTGCAGGTCCGGACAATCCTGAGCAACTACAAGCAGGTGTACGCGCTGTGATTAAGGGATGGATTCTCGGCAGCGAGGATCTGATCAGTCGGCTGACGGCTGCGCCGGCCAACATCCAGACCGCGCTGCAAACCTCGGTTAGCCGCATGGCGCTTCGTCTGCTTGCCCGCGTGAAGTCGGACAAGCTGTCTGGCCAAGTGTTGAAGGTTCGCACTGGGCGGCTGCGTCGCAGCATTAACCAGCGCGTCGTGCGCGAGGGGCAAGGCGTGTATGGCTACGTCGGCACCAACGTCGATTATGGCCGGACGCATGAGTTTGGCTTCAAAGGCGCAGTTTCCGTCCGAGCGCATCTGCGCACCGTGACGCAAGCCTTCGGCAAGCCTATCCCGCCGACACAGCAACAGGTCGGGGCTCACACCCGCAAGGTGAACTTGCCCGAAAAATCGTTCCTGCGCTCCGCGCTGCGTGAAATGCAGCCGGAAATCGAGCGCACCATGCGCGAAGCTGTCCAGGCAGCAGCCAAGAGGGCGACCAAGTGAACAGAGAATTGATCTACAGCAAGTTCTTCGACCTTGTGAAGGGCGTCGCAGACTTCAAAACGGCCAGCCGCCGCCTCAAGCACTGGTCGGACGTTGCGCCAGCACAGCAGCCAGCGCTGTTTGTTTCTCAGCGCACCGAGATCGTGACGCGCACTCCTGGCCTGAACCCGATCTGGGAACTGCAACTCGACATTTACCTGTATGCCAACACCGGCGGCGACAAGAGCGTTGCTCCGGCACAAATCTTGAATCCGCTTATCGATGCGATCGAGGAGGCTTTGAAGCCAAATCCGATCGACAACAAACAAACCCTTGGCGGTCTCGTTGCCCACGCATGGATAGACGGGGTCATTGAAACCGACGAGGGGGTGTTAGGTGACCAAGCTGTCGCCATCATTCCGGTGGTCATCAAAACCGCCTAACCCCACCCTAACCGCAAACCAGC